GCGATCCAGTGCTTGTCTTCTGTGATCTCGATACCTGTCCTGTATGCATCATAACTGGAGGATGCATAGTAGTCTACGTTCAGAGAAAGGATCTTTCTCGAACCTCCGCTACTGTCGACGATTGTGCTAGACGTCGCATGGGCAGGAGAGTTGTAGATTGCATCGTCTTTGACGATGGCTACTCTCGAGAACAGACCTGTCACTTCATTCGAGCCCGACACTTTCGAAGCTATCGTCGTGTCCTTGAACCACCTCGTGCGCCGGAGCTTGACCTGCTCCGAAGTGTTAAAGTAGTTGCTTTCGACGTCTATTATGAGGAAGTCTATATCCTCTTTCCTCTGGTCGTTAAGCGGCATCTCAGTACTTCTTCAACTTTCCAACAATCTGCTGTACAAGTAAACTATCTTCGATCACTTCTCTGTCGCCCAGGTAATTTCCGCTGTGTCTATACATGTGCTTGTGCCTCTCAAGCACATGGGACTCGACGACGAAGTTGGTGCCTTTGAAGAGCGTCTTGCTCGGGATGAGCTGTTCTATGAAGGTTGAGATTGACATGTCGAACCATCTGTAGAACTCTAGGAACTTCCTGAAGTCAGGTTTTCCTGACAGTCTGTTGAAGTACACGTCTCTAAGTCTCTCCAGGTCTGGATAATCTGGTGAGAACATCAATTCTGGACTTCCCAGCATATCGTTCATTAGATCAAAGTCGGAGAACATAGAGATGATGTCCTTATCAAGCGAGTCTACCATGGAAAACTCTATAGACAGACGCGTGTCGTCGCTGGGTTCTTCCTGCAGAAACAACGCGTTGCTGAGGTATGATGGGACGGGGACTGCCCACGGATCTTCGTCTAGAAGCTTATGATCCTGATAACTTCTGATTCTGATCTTCTCGTTGGTCGACGCCTCGTCGAACATAGGAGACATGTACGTGTAGTCGAATATGTCGCCTGTCAGGATCTTGGAACCTGTCAAGAAGCCACTGCCAGTTGTCTCAGAAGTATTCAAGCTAAAATCAACGAGTTTCAATATACCCGAATTGTCGGAATTTCTCTCGGGCTGCTTCTGTATCGTGTCTAGCCTCAGCTTCTCGAAAGAACCAGAAGTGTTTTTGACGAAGTTGTAGTTTGTGAAGGGATCCTCCACGCCGACGGACTTAGGATTCCTCGTGTGCTCCTTCCATTCATTGACGGTGATACCCTTCGACCAGAACCTCAAATTAGACGCCCAGCCGACGTATTCCGTGATTCGGGCCTCATCTACAACATTTAAGGCGTCGTTGAGGAACCTGTAACCTACCATCGAGTCTATCGCCTGGTTCTTGCCTATGCATATGAAACTTCCCGAGGAGTTGTAGTTGTTCGACACATTCTGTAGAACGTTGCCTTCCCCGGAAGGCTGCTCGTTGAAAAAAGACGACGTGTAATACATCTCGAGGCCATCAGATGTGTCGGACTTGCCGATCCTGAGGAAATAGGACGACGAGACCCTTGAACCAATTGCGTCATTCCTGAAGCATCCAAAAGAAACGTTCCATTTGTCACCGTCAAAAATGCCCGATCCGCTCAATGTCATGCTTATCTCGAGGACAGGGGAAGATGTGGACTGCCCCGGCCTGAAATATGCAATGACCTTGGCAGGTTCTGCTGGATACACTGCCTTCTGAGTCGCCACAATGTTTGCGATCAGTGCCGGGTCGGCTCCTGCTGCGCTGCCAGTCGTGATTAGGCGGAAGAGCGACTGATATCCAGAAGGCTCACTGATATTCTCGAGCGTCTGTGGCGGTACCTTGAATATGCCCTCAATTGTCCATGAACCTGATGTGAGGAGTCCGTCCGATGCGTCATTCGTGTCGGTGTTCTTTCCTGTCAAAGGATCTACAATGAAAGTTCCTATAGGCTCTGGGAAACCAGGCTCTACCCTCGAGGCGGATAGCGGCGGTGTCGTGACGAGAACGCTCGCTGTGAAAGGCAACATTGCACCTGATTCGAATCTCCGCTCTCTAGAAGCTGCAAGCTGTCTTGTCGTGGGCCCGCCATATTCTCTAATTCGCAGTGAGTTGTCTGGATCTATTCCTACAGATCGCAAGAACGACCTGATGCTGTGCTGCGTTCCCTTGGACTTGATTATGTCCTTCATGTTGACCAAGACACGTCTTGTCAGGATGGACTGAATACTCTTGAGTGGCGTCTCAATGTTCGTTAGGCCGTCTATGTTCTGACCTTCAGCAAACTGCTCGAGCGTAGAATTAATGAAGAACTTTGGCAGGTAGAAGCCGTATGACCTGATCATGTCTTCTAAGAAGTTGTCAGGTATTGTCTCGTTCAAGTCGTAGTCGACGGAACGCAATGTGACGAAAGCGTCGATATACGTCTTGAGCTCGTCGAAAAATTTAGCCCAGATGTAGAGGAACGAGAGAATGATCTGCACGGGGCCCTTCTCGCCTTGGCCTGGGATTCCGATTCCACCGAATGCCTCTCCTCCGCGACCTTCTATCTTATCGAATCCATCCTCAGCAGCTCCTTCGAGGAGGTAATGCTGAGGTATAAGTTTGAGTATGTTGTTTGGATTCGACCTGTCAAATTCTCTCGCCTCGGCAAGAAGTGCCACATTGAGATCTAGCACTTGCTGATAAGACGGAAACAGTATCTTTTTAAACTCTTTGCGCTCTTGAAAGATCACATTGTTCGGATCTTCTTCGGCGTCTATCCTGAGAGAGAAATCGTAATTCTGAATGTTTGCGTGGAGAGAGTTTCCCGAGCTGTCTAGGACTATCGAATCGACAGAAAAACCTTTTCCAAGAGAATAAGAACCCGACGGCTCGTTGAATCTGTAGTACAGCTTAAGCTCGGGAGTCGAGAAGACGCCCCTCGTTATCTGTATCTTCTGTTGTTTTTCGTCTCTCAGCGAGTGATACACTCTCAACTCGTCCATTGTTCCGCTGAGCGTCTGTGTCGGAGTCACTATGACACCCTGTGAATAGAAAGAACTGCCTGTTCCTATGAGGAAGTTGGCTTGATCGATGGTCATCTTTCCGAAATTAATCTTTGATTTGCTCTCAGCCTTCAGCTCCTCGTCGAGGTAGAACTGTAGTTTGTGTTCCCTCTCCGCTTTGTTCAATGTGAGACAGATATGATTGTATGAGCCTTTTCTCATGGTGTAAGACACAGAGTTTGTCGAAGAGCCAGAGGAGACCGTGAAGATACCTGTCGCAGAAGTAGTAGACATGGACGGCGATAGATGGAAAGTCAGACCGTCGTTAGGCGAAGAAATTTTCTGGTATATTACCTGCGTATCGTTTGCAATCTCTGGCAGATAGACGAGTGCTTCTATTGAGAGTGATGTGTCGGCGTCTGGATTCAGAACAGTCTGTCCAGTATTGTTCTTTGCAAGGTCTGGGTAGAGATTTCCTGACTTGTCCTTGACTGATATCCAAGTTCCTAACTCTGCTGCAAAGCTATTTGCAGGATCTTCGTTGACTTGCGTTCCTGAAAAATGAAGAGCCCCGGACCACATCGGGAAAGAATCGAGGATGTACTTCTCGAAACCCGTGAGGGTGTCCATATACTCTTCGACTTCCTTCTTAGAACCATCGAAAGGATAGCTGTTGACTATCTTGTTGAATGCTTCGTTGACTTTGACCTCTGCTGAGGAGAAGAAGCAGTGGTTCTCAAACTTAGACCAGTCGACGTTGAGTTGTTGCGTGCTCTTTAGCGGATAATCGAGAGGATCATACTTGAAAGAACCCGTGCTGTTATGACTTGAATCGGAGAGCTCGTAGTCGGCATAGGTCGCCTGTACGGATTTTGTGTCTCTGACAGCTGCTTTGATGTAAGAGGGCACATAAGGTGAGTTGGATCTGACAGTCATATCTACCCCTTCAGCTGTCTGCCGCTGTTATCTTGAATGGCGCTGATACGTTCTGGTATCTAGTCTTTGTGCCGTCATGGTGTACGAGTATGTCTATTGTGTAGGTCTTTCCTACTGCTAAACTGTCTACGTCAAGCTTGAAGAACATCCCCTCTGAGTCGCTCGAGACTCGAGTCGATTTCTTTAGGTCGTCAAACGGGACGACAATTTCATCTGTCACGACATTCCTCACCTGATAATACACATCTCTTAGGACGACACCAGACAAAGTCACGGGCAGTCTGGTCACTTTTATCAGAGGACTCGTGTTGTCGAATATGTTCACGCGCACTATCGGCTCTTCGTCTGTCCTGTAGGACTCCTTCGCATTCGAAACAGTCACCACATAGTTCTTCGTCCTCCGCGAAGACGTCTTGTTTGTTGGATAGAAGGTCAATGTTGAACCAGTCACATACGCGACGGTTTGATCCAACGACATCCAGACGGGAGTGAATTTTACCGAAGACGACGACAAGAGTTTCTGTTTTATCACTGCATCTGAAGACAGTACAGTCACGTCGGCTGCATAAGTCCCAGTCACGAAGCATTTCTCGTTCTTGCCTAGAGAATACTGCGATGCTGTAAAGATGAGGTTGTATGTGCCAGAGACAACGTCTGTCATGAGTTTTAGGTAAAGACTGTTACTTCCTATTATGGGTGTCAACAGAGAACCAGAAACTATGTTCGCGAGATCGCCGCCTGAGAAATTATAGAGATTGATCTGGTTTGGTTTATCGAACGTGAGGCTCTGCGTGTCGTCCTGAATCGAGTCGTCGAATCCCATGATGAGCTTGGGACGTTTCGTATCGTCGTATGCGTGTCTACTTGCGAATCTTTTTACGAAATATGTGAATGAGTCATCCTCCAACGAATTTTTGAAAGATATTCTGAAGCCGCTATCCGGTAATTCGTTGGTCATTGTAGCTGACACTATCTTCGTAACATCGACCTCGAGGTCTTCCACACCTGTCTTGAAGATCTGCGTCACCTCTGTGTTTGGGATCGAAAGTGAAGATGTGATATAGTCACCTGATCCCGTCGCGAAACAAGCTGCCGCACAGCCTGACATAAACCACGCAGAAGTCAGAGAAGATGACATCCAGTTGCATACATCTCTGTCAGAGTAGTAAGAAACGTCTTTCCCAATTCCCTCATCGAAAGATGCAGAAAGAGGAAAGACGCTTACAGTGAAGTTATTGGGTGTGGGTTGACCGCCGTAGACGTCTTTCAGAACAAGCTTGCAAAAGAAGCTGTCGTCGTCGATGTCTATCTTCTTCTGTTCGACTAGACTCTTTAGAGACGCGAGGTCGAAATGCATCAAGACGCGTGTCAACTCCTTGTTGGGCTCTAAATTCGGGTACGTGCCACTCGATGTGACGCCGTAGAGCTTGAAGAGATCAAGCGTGCCTGCATAGCCCACATTACTGCCAGTAACCCTGTTGCCTCTGATCACCTTGTTCGTGATATAGGCATCCTTGTCTGCCTCGTAGATTTTACGCATTTGACACCGCTTTGCCAACGATATTTATATCAGGGAACTTAACTTCGAATATCGCACCATCGGGCGGATAGATGATCTGGTTCTTTGTGTTCAACTTGACGTCGAATGTGATGGGCGAATACTGCCTGTTCTTCACTGTTCCGTAGATGTTGTTGAACTGTAAAGAGTTGACGGTTATGACTCCTGGTTTCGCAAAGAGGGTCGAGATCACGTCGTTTATTACGATAGGCTGTCCTATGTGGAAGTTCGATATGTCGAACTGTGCCTTGAGATCTCGAATTAGACTCTGAAGAAGCAAACTCTTGTTCATCGATGGGTCGACGAGAACCTGGAAATATATTTCTAAGTTGATGATTGCAGCGTCGAAGACATCGATAGCATCCGAAATCATTCTATAAGAATTGAGATAACGCTTCAGGTTAAGCTTGAGAGCATCGGGTGATGCTATCAACTGTTTATTGTTGTCTCTCGAGATGATGTAGAGGCGTGATGCAAGGGGATTGTCTGGATTCTTGTTGATAGTAGCTCTGAACACCCTGCCGAAATTGCTCGGCATCGTGTACACCCTCGCGAGGAGATCTTCCTTCGTTACGATTCTCTCTTGTGAGTTCTTGACGGACGGCATGAGCGCGAGGAGCTCGTCGGAGGTTGGAGGATTCTCTCCTCCTGATGCAGGCAGTGGATTCGATGCCTCTATCGTGCTCCTCACCTGTAGCTGCTGACCTGCAGTGGGATTTTCTGGGAAGAATATGTTGAGACTTGTGATGTTTTTTATCGTCTCAGCTGGGACGTTGTGGTTCAATCCGCCGCCATATCTGTAAGTAATAGATAGGGACGTATTGAAAGCTGCCACGCCCAGCGTCGCGGTCTGCAGCATCTTCTGTGGGTTCACTGGTACCCTAGAAAATGTCTGTGAAAACGGCAGCGGTATCGAAAACTCGGAGGGATCCGGTATTATATCGTCTTCAAGGTTGTCGGCTGTACCGCCACCGAATGTCAATGTGGTCTTCCTGTCAGATAATGATACGCTCTTGATGAATCTATAGGGTGCCGGAATAACTTTGAGGTTGTCCTTCACCAGGCCTGCTTCTGTCCCTGGATTTAGGACGTTTCTATAGACTACGTCGTGCGTGAGGCTGTCTACCTCATAGTAGATGTTTCCAAGGCTGTCCGCTACACGAAGTATCTGCGTCACATTGGACTGCGTCAACGTAATCTTCCTGAAAGGTTGAAACTCACCTATCGTGAACGTCTCTGTGACTTGGTTGCCTGAGCTGCACAGGCCCTGCTTCTTTAAGATCTTGGAGACAACGTTGCCGTTGACTCTTCTACCATTAAAGACCTGCACAGCCGGGTCCACAATTACTACTCCCGATTTCTCGTCAACCTTCCAGAAGTCGATGTCTTCTGTGAGTGTAAAAACTACGCCATTGTCTGCTTGAAGGCTCGTCAATGCTCTGATCGTTGGGATCAATTCAGCGTCTGGATCGAGTGAACCGTCGCTTGCAACCGGTACTTCTATGTAAAAATCGACGTAGGCCAAAGCTGCAGAAGCTCCTGCTATCGGTACACCTGCATTCCTCAAAGCACGCTCTATATTCTGAGTCTCGACGACAGTGTCACCATGGAGCTCACCGTATAAGTGGTCCATGTAGAAGGACATGTTGTCTCCGATGTATGCAGCCATGTCGAGGAAGAGTCCGCCGACCGAAGACTCCGAGAAGTCCTGGATCCTGTCGGGATAATACTGACGAGCATAGTCAAGAAGGACTGCTCTGAAGCCGTCGAAGTCTCGGGCGAGGTAATTCCTCTGTCTCACAGACTTTAGGGCTGTTTTATTGTTTTCGATTGCCATGTTTGCCTTCTCGATAAATAATGGACGTGTTCAGATAACGTATAGGACTATTTGCAGGCCTTTCAAAGGTGTTTCTAGTGCAGGAATCTTATATGTAATGTTTACCTGTATTATACCAATATTCCTGTTGTTCATTCTGTCAACACTAGAGCTGAAATCCTGGAGATCAACGAAGGGCATCCACGTCGCGACGGCAGTGCGTATTCTTTCAATAGCCTTCGAGTCGAAATCATCTTGCGACACGAATTCAGTCGTAAGAGGCTTCAGGTTGGCACCATATCTATAGACTCCGAGGCGCTCACCCCAGTTCGTCAGCAAGAGGTTTCTTAAGTTGTCTGCGAACTGATCCTCTAGGCTGTAGTTCATCACGAGGATTCCCTCAGTGCTTCCAATCTGCAGCGGAGTCTTTATTCCATACGGTGTGGGAGATGCTTTTACAGCATCGTCTTCTATGGCTTTTTGATCCTGCGTCTTTCCTGTGCTTTTGAAGCTATAGGTCGCCATGCGTCTAACTATTATCGCGACTTGTCTTGCGACTAAGGTGTTTGTTGTCCTTGACCTTCAGGCACTATTACTAAGGGAGGCGGCGGGATATTTTGATCTTCGAGCGTCTCGTCATTCGTTTCACCAATGGGCCCAATCTGTCCAGTGATTGGATCTATTGCATCCGTAGGTTGTTCTTTGGAGTTGAGCGGGTCGGAGCCAGGCTGTTTCCCGCCAGCAGCAGCGTTTGGATTTCCTGATATCAGCTTCCAAGAGTCGATCAAATACATGACAATTCTTCCGTCGCCCATAGCAAAGCCTCCATCTAATTTCGTCCCCATGTATCTGTCCAGAAGAGGAGCACCATTTGGAAGAGGTTTTGCCTGAATATACGAATCGACAAGACGGTACGTCTTTCTTGCAATTCCTGTGCACCTAAATCCAGTTTTTGGTGCAGGCACTATTGATTTGACGCCCTCGAACGTGACAAGACTCGACGTCGCACTTACTATAGAGCTCTTCCATGCAGATGCATTTTCTGCGCCTGTTCGATTGATATAGGTCGCTGTTCCTTCGTTGCTTATGTCTATGGCGCCGGCTTCGACAGTCGTAAGAGTCGTATTGCCTTCTTTGTAGTCCTCAGCGACTACGATCATATGCTCTCTTCCACCTGAAGCTGAACCGATTATTATGAGGTCTCCTGCTTTCAGAGAAGGGAGTCCTCGGCCCTTCATTAGACTCTTAGCTAACGCAGGGTTACAAAAAATTCCTGGCGCGACTGCTGCGTCCAAGGGAGGCATCAAAGCTCCTCTCATTCTAGCTATCTGTATGATGTCTGCGACTGCATTTCCCTTATAGACATCGTTGAACCAGTCGTAGTTTATTTTTGTCCCTCCAAACTCACCATTCGAAGGAAACCTCGATGCTTCTCCTTCAGGCCTGTCCTTGTAGTACGTCGGTATCCTGTTGCAATTAACCTTAGGATCCATGTAAAAAGTGGCGCCACCTGTAGCAAGCACAGTCCTTGCGAACATTCCGCATGATGAAGCAGCTTCACACTTTGCCTTCGCTACGCTGATGTTTTCAGACGCCTCCTTGGGAAGTACGAAGTATGCATATTTATCTGGGTTGTCACTCCAGTATGTACCTGCTGCATTAAAGCACAGCTTCATCATCCTTCGACGGGCGCTCGTCTCTGGGTCTTCTTCGTCTTTCTGTCCGAGTGGCTGTGAATAGCCCAACTCTTTCATTGTTAGACCTGTGATTCCTGCAGGAGCAGTACCAAGCGTCTTTGACAAAGCATGACAAAGTGACATCTCTGCCATCTTTCTCGCCAAAACCCTCTTTGATGCTAAGAGAACAGAATCGGGTGACACACCGTTCTTGTCGGGTGGAAGGGGTGCACCAAAGAGCTGAGAGTCTGTTATCAGCTTGCACACTTCACCTAACGCCCCGGGTATGTCTAGCGTGAAGAGCTTCAATGCCAGACTGGGTATTTTTACTATAAGTCCTGCCATGAAGTCTGGGAAGTTAAGGACCATCGACAGCTTGAAATTTAGAAGAGAAGGAATCTCAATTGAGGGTAAGCCTATACCAAGCTGAGGAAGCTCAGGTAGAGGTATATCGATTCCTGGTGGTAACTTTGGAATCGGGAGCTTGGCGAGCATACCGGGCAGTTCTGGTAGAGGTAGTTCTAGCTTAGCTGCAAGCATAGGCGGATTTGGTATCATGAACCCGATGAAGTCTCCCAGTCCTTCTAGCTGGAAATTCGCTCCGAGACTTGTAGCTAGTGCAACTGGGTCTGCAACAGGCAACATGTTGTACTCGGACGGATTGTCCATCGACCTTGCCAAGTCCCTGTAGTAGTCGAGTATGTTTTTATGGAAGTCAGGAAATATCTCTTTGTTCGGCAGGTCACGTCTGAGTCTTTCAGCCATCTCAGGACTGATAACAGGAAGAGGATCGCCGCAAGGGAAAGGAGGACTGCCACCTGTCAACTCCTTGATCACGTCCTCTATAAACTTTTCTTTTGCAGCTTCCGGGAATCCACTCGTCAGCTCAGACTTGCTTTTGTCTCCACCGTGCGGTATGAGTATTCCTGCATGCACCATGCAGCCATCGCCCGGCCCTGCTGTGTATGGATTGGGCATAAGTCTCTTACTTAATTAAAACTTTGTTTGCAAACTTAGCTTGACCTGCTGCCAATGCAGGTGTATTGTCACCATCTCCTGCAACAGCACCAGCAAAGAATCC